GGAATTGTCTACAGCGAATGGGCGCTGGCGAACCCGTCAGCGTGGGCCTACCACCGGCCCATGGTCGAAGAGAACAACGGCTGGGCGACGTTCATCTCTACTCCCCGGGGACGCAATCATGCGCTCGAAATGTTTCACCATGCCACTCAGTCACGCGAGTGGTTCGCCGAGTTGCTCACCGCCGAAGATACCGGCGCAGTCAGCGCAGAAGCTCTTGCCGAAACCTTAAGGGAGTATCAGGCGCTGTACGGTGTCGACGTCGGCACCGCGCAATATCGCCAGGAGTACTTCTGCGACTGGAACGCTGCGATCCTGGGCGCGTACTTCGCGCTGGAGATGGCGCAAGTGCGCAACGAGGGCCGCGTGCTGGAGGTCGAGGCTGACCCGGCAGAGCCAGTCGATTGCGCCTGGGACATTGGCGTCACCGACGACACCTCGATCTGGTTCTTCCAGACCCAGGGCGCCCAGGTCGTGCTGCTCGATCACTACGCGGCGAGTGGCGTCGGTGTCGAGCATTTCGCCGAGGTGATCGAGCAGCGTTGCGCCAAGTACGGCTGGAAGCACGGCACCGACTATGTGCCGCACGATGCCAAGGTGAAGGAGTGGGGCTCCGGCAAGACCCGCGTCGAGACCATGCAGGGCTTCCGCCTGAACCCGATGCTGGTGACGTTCGCCTCGTTCCAGGACGGCATCAACGCGGCGCGCAGGCTGCTGCCGCTGTGCGTGTTTCACACCCGCACCGAGGAAACAGGCATTGCGGCGCTGGAACAATACAGAAGAGAATGGGATGATGAGAAGAAGGCCTTCAGAGCCAGTGACGTTCACGACTGGACAGCACATCCGGCGGCCTCCTTTCGCTATCTGGCGCTGGCTTGGAAGGGCGCGAAGATCCGTGAAGTTGTGGTGCCGAAGCAGGAGGGCTGGATAATCCCGCCACCGCCGGAGCCACGTCGTGGAGGGTTGCAGCTGTGAGTGACAAGACAGTTAACGTAACGACGGCAAGTTATTTAATGGATGTTGTTGAGCATCTGGCCAAGCTTGAGCTGGAGGTGGCCGATTTGAAGTTCTCGATCCTATTCAGTGATCATGGCTCATCCACATACAATTGTAAGAAGAGCGCCCGAAAGTTGATGCATGCGTTGGAGATGGTGGAGCATTGTCTCAGCGAAGCCAGACGAGAGGCGAAGGAAAAAGAGGAGCGCACAGTTCGCGTGGTGAAGTGATGCGGAAGCGGACATCGCTGCGGCGTTGGAAGGCGCGGTGTCGGTTGGGGCGGCCTATACCTTTGTATGTGATGATCGATCACGACTTGCAGCGATGGTTCTCGTTCTGCCGGGAAGGCGATGTAAACCGGGACTATTGGGTGGCGCACCATGGCTGAAGACAAACCGAACGATGAGGATCTTCGCCACGACGATCTGGAGTACACGCCAGCGGCGCAGCCCAAGGGATCAGCCAAGGCGTGGCTGAACATCCTGGAGGAGAGCGAAGACGCCTACAAGAATTGGAACGATCACTGCGACAAGATCGACAAGCTGTATGCCAGCCTGGACCGGCTGACCGGCCTCGCCCGCGACAAACAGTTTCAAATGTTTTGGGCGAACATGGAAGTCATCAAGCCCAGCATCTACGCCAAGCCGCCGATCCCGGTCGTCGTCCCCAAGTTCAAGGACCGGCGTCCGGTGCCGCAGCAGTCATCCGAGATAATCGAGCGGTGCTGTATCGTGGCGTTCGATCTGGCCCGCATCGATGACATCATGATCCTGGTGCGCGACGATCTGGCGCTGAACGGTCGCGGCGTGCCGTGGTGCCGGTACGAAGAGAAGGACGACGACGCCGACACCTATCACTCGCACGAGAAGGTCTGCCTGGAGTTCAAGAATAGGCGCGACTTCCTGCACAGCATCTCACGCAATTGGACCGAGGTGTGGTGGGTGGCTGGCGCGAGCTACCTGACCAGGACGCAGGCCCGCAAGCGTTTCCACGACAGCAGCGGCGACGAATACCAGAAGGCCGAGTACAGCGTCGACAAGGAGAGCCGCTCCGTTGGCGGCGCCGACAACCGCGAGCGCGCCAAGTTCTGGGAGATCTGGGACAAGAACAGCGAGCGGGTGATCTGGGTCGCCAAGGGCTGCGAAGACATCCTGGACGAGGACGATCCGCACCTCGACTTGCAAAACTATTTCCCTTGCCCGAAGCCCGCCTACGGCACGACGCAGCGTGGCTCACTGGTGCCGGTGCCGGACGCGCTGCAGTACCAGGACCAGCTCGATGAGATCAACACGCTGACGGGCCGCATTCATGCGCTCAGTGATGCGCTGGAGGTCAAGGGCTTCTACCCGGCTGGCGGTGCCGAGTTGAGCGACGCTATCCAGGCCGCCATCAAGATCAAGACGCCGGGACGAGTACTCGTCCCCATCAGCAACTGGGCGGCCTTCGGCGGCAGCAAGGAAGTCATCATCTGGCTGCCGATCGACATGATCGCGCAGACCATCACGGCGCTGGTGGCGCTGCGCAAGCAAGTCATTGATGACATCTACGCCATCACCGGCCTGTCCGACATCATGCGCGGCGAGACCGATCCCAACGAGACGCTGGGCGCCCAGGAGCTGAAGACCGACTATGGCTCTGTTCGCGTGCGCGACAAACAGCGTGAGATGGTGCGCGTCGCCCGCGACATGGTGGAGATCACCGCCGAGATCATCACCGAGAAGTTCAAGCCTGAAACCATCATCGCGATGTCGCAGACCCAGCTGCCGACCCAGGATCTGATCCGAAAGCAGATCGAGAAGATCCAGCAGCAGATGCAGCAGCAGCAACAGCAGGCGCAGATGCTGATGCAGTCACCGCAGATCCAGCAGATGGGTCAGCAGAACCCGCAGGCGGCCCAGCAGGCCATGCAGCAATTTCAACAGGTGCAGGAAGGTGCCAACCACGCGATCCAGAAGCTGGCGCAAAAGCCGACCATCGAACAGGTGCTTCAGTTCATCAAGGGCAGTCGTACCAAATCATTCGTGCTGGACATCGAAACGGACAGCACGATCCAGCAGGACGAGAACGCGGAGAAGAAACGCCGTGGCGAGTTCATCTCGGTGCTAGTTCCGCTGCTCCAGCAATTGTCGATGATGATCACGGCGGAGCCGCAGACCGCATCGTTCTGCGGTGAGCTGCTGAAGTTCGCAGTCGCGCCATACCGCGCCGGTCGCACGCTCGATGGCGCTATCGATGACCTCGTCCAGCAGATGGAGCAGAAGGGTCAGCAGCCGCAGCAGGACAACAACCCGGCCCAGATCAACGCCAAGACCGCGCTGCAGATCGAGAACATGAAGCAGCAGGCGGCGATGACGAAGAACCAGCAGGACGGTGCGCTGGAGGCGGCCAAGATGAAGCAGGCCGACGATCACAAGCAGATGGAGCTGAGCACTCAGATCCAGATCGCGCAGAGCAAGCAGCAGGGCACGATCCAGTCCGACCAAGCCAAGATCGCGGTGCAGAACCAGAAGGCGATGGAGAGCCGCGAGGCGCACCAAGCCGACATGGCGGGCAAGGCGCAGGAGATGGAGATCGCCCGCTTCAAGGCCAGCGCCGACATGCAGAAGGCGATAGACCAGCGGGCACAGAACGCCGAGAAGGCGCAGCATGCGTCGGCTGCGGCGGCGCTGAAGCTGCAGAACGGGTTTGGACCCAACGGCAGCGGAGGGCACTGATGCCCGGCAGATGGGTGATGGGCAATCTGGCGCGGCGCGACCAGTATGCGCTGCCGATCACTGGCGGCCTGGAGCAGCAGGCGCTGGCCAGGATGCCCGCCATCTCGACGAACATCGAAGACCGGCGGCCAACCGGCCCGCACAGCTTCCAGACGCAGGAGCCAGTCATTGTTGAGGGTGCCCAACAGGCACCGAGCAGCTGGTCCGACGTGATGGAGCAGGCCATGCAGATGCAGCGTGGCGCTGGCGATATGACATTCCGCCAGCCCGACAAGTACGGCTTCTCGCAATCGCTGGACGAGCGCCTGCAGGGCTCGCCGCCAATGCCGCATCCGTTGCAGGCGACGCCGGTCGACAAGTTCACCGATTATCTGACCCAGCGGGAAGGCGGCGAGATTGCCGAACGCAAGGCGGAGCGTGACGCCAATCAGGCTTTGCAGGATCATTATGGCCTGTCACCGTCTGATGATCTCAGTGGCCTTAGCAAGGATGACCTCGACAAGATGATCTTGGGAGGAATGTAGTCGATGCCTGACCAGATGGGCAGCTTGGCCGCTACCGACAGCTATCCGCTGGACGAGCAGCAGGCGGCGCAGGACGCCTTCGAGGCGTTCGCGGCCCGCACCCGTCAGTCGGTGCAGCCGACAGGTGGGCGCACTGAAGCGCCAGGGCAGATCGTCGGTCCGGTGGTGAACGCGCTGGTAACGCAGCCGGTCAATAAGGCGCGTGGTCTGATGCAGACCATGGCCGACTACTCCGCCAATGAGTTTCCGGCAACGCAGGGCGCGACAGAGCAGAGTACCGACTATGACCCGCGTCGCGCAGCAGCGGACTACGCGGCTGGTACGGCGTTCAATGTCACGGGTGCTGGGTTTGGTTTAGCGCCGGAGGGCGCGCTGGGTATGGCTGGCGGCAGGGTGGGGCGAAGCCGCGATACGCTCGCCGGGTTTGAGCCAGGGCAGGCTGGGAACACGCCAAGTGTCGCCACCAACATCGTGAAGTACAACGAGGGCTCACCATTTTTGAAGACCGATAAATTTCACGGCTTCTCCGGCTTGCGCACCGGCAAGCCAGTGAACGAGATGGAATATCAGATCACTGGTGAGCCGAAGTTCGAGCGTCCGGTGATCGATCCACAGTCGCTGATTGGCAAGGAGCTGATCTTTGCTGCTGGTGACCGCAGTACAGCAGGCGGTGTGCTGCAAAGCGTCGGCGGCACCAAGCTGACACGTCCGCAGCCGATGGAGGGCGGCGCCGACTATGCGTTCTCGCAGGCCGACAAACCAATAGCCGGGATGTCAGAAGATGCACGGCGTATGTGGGCTAACGCCTCGCCGCAGACGTCTGGTCTGATTAACCTGGGCAACGAGGTGCTGGCGCGTGGCCGTGAGCCGGTGCTGATGTATCA